AGACACGCCGCTAAACGATGAGGTAAGCCCTGCACCGCCAGCACCGCCAACAGTTGTAGAACCATTTGAGCCGTTAGCACTACCACCACCGCCACCACCGCCAGCCTGACCGTTAGTTGTTACGCCGTTACCGCCGTTAAAACCTTGCATCCCTGTAGCACCGACATAGACAATGGCTTGTGAGTTTCCTGTGCCACCACCACCGCTGCCGCCTGCACCTGCGTAAAGACCAATTTGGTTTTGTGCGTAGTTACCTGCACCCTTGCCGCCACCTGTAGCCGTCAAACTTGTAAAAGAACCTGCGACTAATCGAGTAGGTAAGCCGTCTGTTTTTGCTGCACCGCCTGCACCGACATCTATTGAGTAGGTTGTTGCCTCAAGAAAGATTGTTCCTGTGTAAATACCGCCGCCGCCGCCGCCACCGACATAAGCCACAAGTTCTGTGTTTTGCCCGCCGCCGCCGCCGCCGCCAACCATAAAAACATCAAACAAACCAGCGCGCGTTACTGTAAGCGTTCCATCTGCCGTGAAGGACATGCCCGAATAACCCGATGGTGGTGAAGCCAGAGCTGTGCCACCTGTAGCAGAACCATAACCTGTTGAAGCATCAACCCATGCTGTGCCGTTGTAAACCTGCAACGATGTAGCAGTCGAGTACGCAACCATGCCGGCTGATGGGCTTGGTATGGCTGAGGTTCGTGCAGCTGTTCCTGCGAACACCATTACGGATTGATCCATCAAATATCCTTGGACATCACTCGATGTCAGGACATCTCCAGGTGAGAATGTTTTTCTTCCTAAGCCAGCCATGATGCCCCTATTCTATACCGTCACCCAAGAGGTGCCGTTGTAAACAACTAAACCGTATGCAGTGGAGTATGAAACCATTCCTGCTGATGGGCTTGGGATGGCTGTATCACGTGTTGCAGTACCAGAGAACACCATCACCATCTGATCCATCAAATATCCTTGGACATCACTTGATGTCAGCACATCGCCTGGTGAGAATGTTTTGCGTCCTAAGCCTGCCATAGTTTTCCCATTCTAGGTCAAACCGTAAAGGGTTGAATCCAACGGTGAGGTGTCCAACACGAACGGCAAGATTAGTTGGACTTGCCCCAACCCGACAGTGACGGTGTGTCGTGACGGGTTGATGCTGTGCCGTATTGATTCAACCACTACATCTTGTGACACTGTTGCAGGTGTACCAGTAGCGAATTGTTTCGTCACTGTCAAAATATCACCAATCTCCAACCCTGCCATCTGTGCCTGCTGTGAAGCAGACAACGCATTCAGCAACACATCCATCTCCGAGAACCTCACCACAGGTTCCTGAAACCGTGTCAACAACGACAACGCCAACGCTGACCCAGCAGCATCAGTAGCCAACGGAACCCCCGTCAAAGACAACGCCTTGATTCCATACTCAGCCTGTGACGCTGTACCAGACGCAACCGACGAAGTCGTACCACCATCAATCTGCACAGCGACACGATTCAACACCGTTTCAGCCCCATACTGATTTGCCAACGACTGAATCGGAATCCCAGCCGTACCACCAAACGAAGCCACAGCCGTCCCAAACGACACAGCAATCCGAGCATCAAACGAAACATTCCCAGAACGATCAACAAACAAACGCCCACCCTCAGCGATAGCCACATCCTGGAGTGCGGTGAGAACATTCGTTGCATCGTCATACGCAACCGTTCCACACGTTGCAACCCCAGTCTCAATGTTTCGCAACGCAGTCGAGAACGCAACCTCTGGACGATCCAAGATCGCTGACACACGCGCAGACGTGAGCTGTGACGAAGGGTTGAATGCGGTCAGCACGGTTTGACCAAGTTGACCGAGCGCATCAGTAGCCACGATTGTTGCTGTTGACAGGTTCGGTTCGGCATAATCCATGTTCAAGTCGTACACAAACCCTGAGAACATTGCTGTGGTACCGGCTGTACCTCCGTACACATGGAATGCTCGACGTGGTGCGATACCCACAGTCCCACCTGAATACCACTGGGACGCTGTATTCAACGGATCAAAGTATCGTTCAGCTGCACGATCATCGGCAACAATGGTGCAGTTGGATGATGGGAAGTTATCAAGTTGAGTTGCACGACCACGATTGATATTGATGTTTGTTACATACTCCGTGACATCAACAAAGTCTGTTGAACCATCCAACACATCAGTGCCATCCAGAACACTCGAATCCAATGTGAATGCATCAGCCAAGAACCCCACATCCAACAACACCTTATATGTTGAACCCCACTTCGCAGACTTAGCCATTAGAAGAACGCCGTTAGATCGCCACCATTAAGACGCGCACGACGACTCATCAAATCACTAATCTGCTCAGCAACCTCATCAGGCGAAGAAATAAGACCAGCATTCACATTCACCACCATCCCACCCCCAGCAGGATTAGGTCGGAACCCAGTCGAGTTACCAGTCACCGTTGCCGGAATACTATTAGCCGAACCAGCCATCGGGTTATTGATATTAAATCTTCCAGTAACTTGAGGATACAAATTGCCAATCTTGCCAGCATCCTCAATGGCTTTAGCATAAGCAGTCAACGCCTCAGTCTCACGCTCAATCGCCTCAGCCACATCAACAGTCGCCTCAGCCTGCTTTGTCTTGGCATCAGTTAACGCATCAGACAACTCTGTAAAGATTTCCGAACCAACCGACGCACCAAAGATCGCATCATTCAACAAACCAGTCGCAGTCGTCAAACTTGTAGTCGCCTCAGTCTGCGCATCAATCGCATCTGCACTCGACAACTTTGCCTCAGCCAGTGCAATCTCAGCCTCACGAATCGCCTGTGGTGTGGACTCAGGATCAGCACGAACCTTCTTCAACGCTTCCTCAGCATCCTTGATCGCAAACAGCGAACCCTCCACGTTGTACCCAGCACGCTCCAAACCACGCTGAGCCAACTCCAACTCCTTCGCAGCCTTCCTAGCCTGTGGAGAATCGGCACCATACCCAGCCACAGCCTGATTGAACGCATCCTGAGCATCAGTCACACCCTGGTTCGCAGCCGTCAATGATTTACCAGCCTTGATTGAAGCATCCTGCGCATTCTTAAACGACTTTTGTGCGGAGTTGGAACCCTTCAACGCATCCGTATACAACTTCAACTTCTCTGTAGCCTTCTTCAAAGTCTTAGATAAGCCATCTTCTTGATCATTGGTTTCTTCTATTTCACCGTTCAAGTTTCTTTGCCCACTAATGACATCGTGGATAGTGACCTTGTAATGATTTACTGGTACAGCAATTTTGTCAAATGCTTCTTTAAGTTTGTCAACATCAACCGCTTGACCAGTGAAGCCTTTGGCAATACTTTTAACCTTCTCAAGATAATTTGGTTCAATAGCAGCTTTTGCAAAGTACGCAAGTTTGTACAAAATGTTTGCTGCTTCAGCCCCTGCTATTGCAATGTTTCTAAGAACACCAACAACAGCAACACCAGCATCACCAGATTCAAAGATCAACTGCTGGAACCCTGCAAGCAAACCCTTCTCACCGATGACGCTTGTGACTCGTTGAACAGCAGGAGCAACTTCTTCAACTAAGAACGTGGCAAACTTATCTAAGTAAGGCAGTAACGCTGCACCGATTGTTTCAACAATCTCACCGAACTGTCCTTGAATGATTTTGAGTTTGCCACCGAATGTGTTTGCTGCAGCATCAGCAGCACCACCAAATTGATCTTGCAAAGTTCCCAACACCACACCAAAGTCTTTGGACTTCTTTGTGCTTTCATCTAAGGGGATACCAAGTTTGCCCAATGCAGTGAACTGACCCATGCTTGCCTTCGCAACAGCCAAAGAAACTGATGCCAAATCTTTCCCTGTAGCAGCAGAGATATCTTGTGAGATAGTCAACAAGTTTTGAGATGTCGTCAAGTTGCCAGTTGATCGAAGCAAAATCTCTAGCGAGTCGCGCAACTCAATGTCGCTAGTTCCGGTACGAAGTTGAGTCACCGAGATATAACGCTCAACGGCTCCAGTCAAACCTTCCTGTTCACCAAAGGTTCGTTTCAACTGTGCAGCCAACAACGCTTGCGACTTCTCATCTTCAACTGCAGACTGCACAGCCTTGAATGCAAACGCACTCACAGCACCAAACGCAGCTGCACCAGCAATCGCCATTGTCTTGAATGACGGCAACAAACTAGATACCTCGGTCTTTAGACCGCCCATGCCATCGTTGACTTGTTTGATGCCCTTCTTGTATTGCTCTGCGTCAGCAAGGAACCTAACTACGAATGTGCGAACGCCAGCCATACGGCAATTCTAGATGACATCCTCACAAGCCGAGCGCAAGGCACGGAAGTCAGCCAACACAGCAGACCACAATGCTTTGCCTTCAAGACCGTCATACTTCGTTAACACTTTGCCTGCATCCCACCAAGCATCATTCATCTCAACACCAACAGTGCGCTTGCGTCGAGGTTGAGCAGACTGACGTGGTGACGCAGGTGTCGGGTTGCGTGCAGGTTCGTATTGGAAGTCGGTGTCAATGAACTTGCCTGATTGTTCGTGGAACTCCCAAGGTTGATCTGGTGCATGTTGTGGAAGGTAGAAGATACGCGCAGCATCTTTGGTTGCAGGGTCACCAACAAGGTTGATTCGTTGATGTAACTCAGCCCACACAACTCGCCACAGCCCTGCAGGTACACGCTCAGCCAACGGCAGAACTAAGTGGTAGTGAGGATCATCCAGTCGATGCGAATATGTGGAGTAGGCAAGATACTCAAACCCGTCAAGGTTCGCGTTCGCAAACGACTCACCGTCCATGTCAACCACCAACGCTTCAATGAACCGAACAGCAGTATTACCGCGAGTCCTACCCTGGTAGTACTCAACAGGTGACCACAACGCACCATCAGACTTGTGCGCATTCTCCTCATGGTGCATCAAGCGTTCTTTAAGGTCATCCCAATTAGAGGCGAACGGCTTCGGCTGAACAGACTTAACCGAATCAAAATAGACAACCATGAACGCCTCCCTACCTACAGGGTAGCGAAACCCCAGCCAAAGTCAACGATCTTTCAGTTTGTCTAGAACCTTGTCAATAGCATTCAAATACTCTTTAGCAATGTTGCCCTTGTTCTTGCGCACAGAAGGCCAGAAGAAATACCCAGACTTCCCACGATGACGAAGGAACTGGGTCGTCCTGCCCCCACCCTTACGCCCCATCTCAGTCCCAGCCCGAGACTTAGCCCCAGCCGAAGTCAGATTCCCTGAACCATGTTTGCCACCACCAAACTCGGCACCAAAGAACACATCACCCCTAGTCACCTTGGTCTTGCGACTTCGGTTCGGCTTCGACTTTGATACGAACCCCGACTTATCCTGCAACTTGATTGTGGGAATGCGATCACGTTGCGCCCTCATTCCCTTCATCACTTCCAACGCCTGACGATTACGGGTCACCGATGCAGCCTCAAAAGTTGCTGCGACAACAAGAAGCTCTGCCACACCTTGACTGGCGATTCGTGCTTCCTTGTTGAAGTCAGGGTATGTCTTTGATAGATCACGGAGGAAGTCTGCGATACCTTCAATTTGTACCGGCGCATTCATCGCATCGCTTGCGTTGAATGATCCTGCTCGACCTGCCATACATCAATACTACTTGCCTAGGTGAATGGCTCTCCATCGAAGGTACGCCAACATTGTGAACAGCATTCGTGGTTCTTCTGCCAGCAACACTGAAGGTGCAATCCCTGTCTCTACGGACAAATAGGAAATTACCCAGTGGGCTGACTTATCTCCAAAGGGACGATCACTGCGTCTGCGCTGTCTCCCACTTCGAGTGCTTCAATCTCATCGCACCATGATTCAAAGTCCAACCCAGTTTTCTTCAACCGTTTCTCTGCATGCCATCCAAGGTATGCAAGATCAGTCAATGTGAGTTCGTCTTCAAACTTGGCGACACTGCGATTGTATTTATTTTCAAACGCAATGAAGTCAGGGAACGCAGCAATGATTGTGCGTTGCTTGCTATCTAATGCACTAGTCAAACTGAGTGCGATTTTCATTCTCTACCTCCGCAGGTAAGGGATTGGATTATTGGGAACTACGCGCCAGTGCCTGTCTTGGTGATTGCACCAGAGATGGGGAACGATATTGACATAGTTGCGAGGTCGCCTATGGCACCTTTTATCATTTCGTGTGCAGTAGGGAGCACCGAAAACGCATATTGTGGATTGCTAGACGAAGCAGCAGCAGTTCCGTTTGGCTTCACTGTCATCGGTACAGCAGTACCAGCAGTGAACGCATCAAAGAACAACTTCTCAATCGTTGGGTAGTCCTGTTGCAATTCCATTGTGATCGAGTTATCGATCAAACCTTGGATTCTCGTCACAGCTGAAGAACCCATCGAAGTTGTGGCAACCTCAGCAGCACTTGAAGACAATGTAATTGACGTTACGTACGCCGAGATGTCCGTGTTTGCAGTGCCGTAGGTAACTGCGACGTTTGTGAGTACTTGCTTTGCCATGATGTCTGCTCCTGCCTATCGGCGTTCGAGTTGATGTCTGCTCGGCTGAGCCGATGCGATAACACTACACGCCACAAGCAACCTACGGCAAGGGGTCAGGCGTACACTGTGACAACGAAGTCAATCGCCAGATACGTTGCGTCATTCGCTTCAAGGGTAGAGATGTTGTCAGCAGACTCAACAATCAAATCCTGCACAACACCACCCAAAGTTCGATCCGATTCAATCGCCTGACGAATAGAAGTAGCACCCTTATATGACAGGTAGCCATCCAACAAAGTTTGTGCAGTGCGCTCAGCTGAACGACCCACCACAACACTGATCGTGAACTTGTGGGTAATCAAACCCCCACCCATAGCCCCGTTGTATTGGATTGAATCCAGCAACGGCCAAGCGAACGGCGTATTCACATTGTCAGGCTGGTAGGCGTAAGCCCGAAGCCCTGACACAGTTGCCAGATTCGCTGCCAAACCAGTTTTGATCTGGGAGACGGTAGTGGTCGAACTCATGCGAATAGACGCATGCGCCGGTACGGCTCGACTAGCTGTGCCACATCAGGGTCGAGCGCACGGCTCACCCTGATTGCACCCATGTCACCGAATCCTGCGACACCCAAGGGACTGTCATATCGTTTGAACAAACGTGATGCCTGAATGATTGTTGCTTGCGTTACTGGTTCAGGGACATACGGCCAACCGAAGTTTGCTGTCACCTTCACCAATGCTTGTGAACCATAGTTGGCATTCACAGTTGGGAACAGGTAGTCACCGACTGCACGAATCTTGTCAAACGCCCAAGTGATGCCATCAAGATCGCCGTTCAATGGTTCTAACTGATAATCGGTCACAGCCCAAGTTGTATCAAATATGCCGTCAGCGTTCGTGGAAGTTTGCAAAGTGAGCGCAGTTCCAGACATGTCATCTATTGAGCAGAAGAACGAATCCTCAGCCTGAAACACGCGAGAAGTTGCAGAGCCAACAACCCAGAACTTGCGATTGCAATATCCATCAATCAGACGTGATGCAGCTCCAGCACAGTTGTCAATTAGTTCATCATCAATCGTGTCAGCCGTGCCAATGCGCAACGCTGCTTTGATTTGGTTGCGTGTCGAATAGCCGTTGGTGATTGCCATAGTGATCCGATTCTAGTTGATTGACACTGCTCCACGATACGCAGTACCTTCCAAACTGTAGTTGATAAATGGATTCAACGAATAGACCTGACATCCATACATCTCAAACAAGCGTTGCTTCATGTCTCGAAGGTGCATCTCATACAACCCCCAAGGAGTATCCCCTTTCACGTATCCTTCGACCCGTTCAGCACCACCCAACTCACCACAATCAGCACCAACCAACACAATGAACTTCGCACCCATATACGCAGCCAAGTGCATTGCACCATGAATACCAGATGACCCAATGACCAGTGAGTTATCGAGCGTCGGCCAGTCCTTGCCGGCAGGGTCAAACGATCCGCCAGGACGACCAGTGGTGGTTAGGAATGTGACAACCTTTGGCATGAACCCTAAGAACTCTGCGTCAGTGCCATGCTCACGCAACGGTGTGAACACAGCAATCGTCTCATCCAAATGTGCTTCAGATACAGCGTCAGCGTGATAGTGACTGAACACGTAATACCTGCCCAACCCGAACACCGAACCACAGAAGTTCGTCGCCACACAAATCTTGTCATCAAAGAAACTCGGTGCCAGATAGTTCAGCGTTGCACCAGACCCAAACACATACACAGTCTCACCATCATGCACACCTCTGAAATCTTCTAATCCCACCCCAAGTCCCTTCGACGCTTCAAATCCCAATGACCAACATCAGGCACACCAGTCTGCCAACGCAACTGATGCAACTCCTGATTTGATTGGAAACTCTTGCTGTTCTTCCCAGCCAAAGATTCATCCGACCTAATCGTCGAAGAATTGTCATGCACAATCCTTGCCTGCGAAACCTTCACCTCAACATTGATCCGACGCGCACGTTCCTCAAAATCGTTGTCCTCAAAATATGCAGGCACATAACATTCCGAGAACAACCCAACACGCTCAACCACACCAGCACCCACCCACGCACACGACCAACTAGGCATCCCAGTCGTCAAGGTAATTGCATCAGGTTCACAGTCCTTGTGGAACACTTCTAGTTGACCTGGTTCAAAGAACGCATCAGAGTTCAACAGAATCCAGCCATCAGCGCGAGGCGTTGCTTTGATCCCCAGATTCCATGAAGGTGCCACACCAAGGTTCGTTGGCATCCTCCACAGGTACCAGTTTTGTATGTGTTGCCAAGGCGCAGTCCAAGCTAGTAAGTCAGCGTCATACCCATCGCCGTTGTCAACGATGATGAGCTTCTCAACGGGATAGTCAATCGAGCGGATCGCCCGTTCTAGTAAGTCATACCTGTTCAGGACGGGGATGATGATGCACGGCACCATTCAGCAAGTCCCTTCATCACAGGCTTCCAATGTTCATCCCACACGCGATCTGCGTTGTATGCCTGTGCGAAGTCCACAGCCACCTGATCAACCCCTCTAGGAGCGTCGTAGGCGTGTCTCAGGGCATCCACAATCGAACCTACCTGTGGAGTGCAGAACCAAGAACGCTGCGCATTATCCCAAAACGGTTGCACCTCCACAGCCCACCCAGACCCAACCAACTCCGGCTGAGCAGTGAAGTCCGAGACGATCACTCTGGTGCCACACGCTTGAGCCTCGATTACAGCCAACCCGAACCCTTCACCCATAGACGCAGACAACAGCACATCAGCAGCTGCATACATTGAAGCCAACGCCTGCTGAGGGAACCCAGTGCGATAAGCGTACTGATCAACAATCTTGTATTGATCCTCGCGAATCCCACACGCATGCAACAGATGAATCAAATTGACTCCACCCATCGCACCATCCTTCTCAGTATGTAGATACAGCATTGCGTCAGGTTTATCTTGAGCGAAGATACCGAACGCCAACATGTTCTCAGCGAACGATTTGCGTGATGGACTAGCACCCTTGTTGGCTGCATTCATCATCACCACAAACTTGTCATCAGGAACATCACCCATCAACTGCCGACCAGTGAACTCCCTGCCACCATTCGCAAACTTTGCGTCAGGGTTAAACACAGACTCAATGCCATGAGGAACATAGAAACATTCCACATCGGAATCATTCAACATCTGCTCACCAAACCTAGACATTGCAATCGGTTTCACATTTGGACGAGCGCACCACTCCACCACATCTGCTGGACACGGTGCATGGTCAATCGGAACCCAAGACGCAATGTTCGCAACCATCTCCAACGACTTCGACTTCAACGGCCACACATCAAACAGAGTCATCAACAACGAAGGCAACTCAGGATTACCATTCGACCAATCCATCCCATGAGCAACCATCACGTCATCAGAATATGGTGCCATCCCACGTGGATACATTTTGATTCCATTCCAATTAGACGAAACTCCTTCGAGTCCGTACATGGCATGGATTGCTACTTCGTGACCTTCTTTGACGAGCCTTGTGACGGCTTGCGCTGTTTGCGTACCGTAGCCGGTGGGGACGAAGGGAGCGTTGGAATACCAAAGGATTCGTAACGAGTCTGCATTGGCAGGTCTGCTACTTCTGGCAAGTGAGCTATCCCCCGATGCAACAACATCTCGGCTTCGAGGGGTGGTAGTTCGACCATTGTGTTTCGGATGATTACCAGCATTCTTCACTTCCTTCTCCTTCGCAGATCGCAGGGGGGAAAATAGAAATAGGGTCGGTACGCCCTGCGTGTTCGTACCGACCCTAAGCCTAGGGGAATTATGGGATGTAAGGGAACAAGCCCCTCAGCCTTACGGCTGGAGGAGATGCTTGACGTGAGTTACTTGTGGCAAGTTCGAGTCAACACGGAATGTTGCTCGGAAAGTTGCGAGTCCTGAGCTGAATGCAAAGTCATCGGAACGATCCAACTTGATGCCACCAACACTACGCACGTAAAACGAAGGCAAGTGACCAACGATTACGGACTTGGTGCCTGTGGTGGCTTCAGCCATTGACGGGTTCTCGTACAGTGGCTTGCCCAAGAGCATGTCTGGGGAATCCATTGCCAACGAAGGTTGGAAGACATAATTGCCGGCTGTGTCCTTCAGCTTGCGAACTCGACCAATCGACTGACCAGTCATCATCCAACCAACACCTGGAAGGTTGCGAGCTGCACCATCCAAAGAGTAGAGAAGGTCGATGAGGTTGTCTGCGGTGAAGCCAGTTGCTGTGCCTGAAGTACCACCAACAGCAGAAGCTGTCACGATACCTGTTGGCTCAAGAGTGCCAGTTCCGACAGTCAACGCTGAACCAACAGCGAAGCCCAATGCGTTACCGACCTGATCAGCCAAGAAGCTCAGCATGTCAACACCAGAATCTTCAAGAAGTTCCTGCGACACTTGTGTCAAGAAACCGTATTTGAATGCTCCGAGTGTGATGAATGCTGCAAACGCTGGATCGCTTTCGCCCATTGTTGCTGCTTCTGAGTTGACAGTTCCAACTGAGTAAGTTGACAAACGTGGAATCTGAAGGTTCTCGCCACCAGCAGTGTTGAGGACAGTTGATGTTGCCAAGACTGGCGCAATCAAACGTGCCTTCATGATCACCTGGTTGTAGAACGATGTCGGTACTGGTGAACCAGTGCTCGACTTCAGGACATCACGACGCTCGAAATTAGCCGAACGTGATTCGCCCTTGATGAGCGAACGGATCATTGCAACATCTTCGTTGACTGGTGCCGAAGCAACAGGACGAACTTGGTCTGCAATTTCACGGGTTGCTGCGTCCATGCGAAGTTCACGTGATTCATCTTCACGGAGTTTGGCAATGGTTGCTGCTCGCTCGTTCAACTCGTTGTTCAAACGGCTGTAGGTTTGCTCTTCTTCTGCTGAGAGGTCACGCTTTTCGGCTGTGGCTACGTCGATGATTGCTTTGGCTTGGTGCCAGGCTTGCTGACGAATCTCAACTTGACGGTCTAGATATTCTTTCATGATTGTTTTCTGCTTTCGGATTGTTGATGGATTGGGGATACGCAGGGAGTTACTACTTCTCAACCTGATGTGGCTCCACATACAGCAACACGGTTGACGGCTCCGTCAACGATGCAGTGAACAAATGTTAGGCGATGGACTTCAACAAATCAAGGTGCTTCGCCATCACACCCAAACGAGCCGGTGCGGAATCCTGCACAGGTTCAAGTTTGGCGACAGTTTCACGCAACAACATCGCATGATCTTGCGACAAAGTTTGACCTGATTCAAGGTTCGTGATCGCAGCTGCTAGTTGATCTGCGTCAATACCTGTGCGAGTAGCAAGGGCATCAAAGGAACGGACTGCTGCTGTGGTGGCTGCATAGGCTGGGAACCCTGTGACAACGCTGACTTCGTAGAGTTTGATTTGACGAAGTTCACGGGACTGACCATCATCAGACCACATGTCTCCACCAGATGGAACGGTGAATCCAAACGACATTGAGTTCACATCGCCTCGTTGCATCAAGACAGACAGGTCACGACCAATGGAGGTATCAGGCAGGGATGCGTCAACAAACAACCCTTTGGAGTCTTCAGATAGTCGCAGTGTTTTCGCACGGGTTGTGGCAAGAAGCATGCTTGAATCATGGTTCATATACATGCGAACATTGTTCTTTGATTTGAGTGAGCGTGAGAATGCGCCTGGTGCGATTCGTTCAATGAATGGCAACGGCTCCGAAGGCGAGTTGAACACAGCTGCATAACCTGTGAACGACATCCCGTTACCTTTTGGATCGGCACGAAGTTCAAAGTCATTTGATGTGATGCGACGTGTTTCAACAGTTTGTTCCATGTCGCCAATGCTAGTACCAAATGAGCCAAGCGATCTAGATGACTTCGGATGAGCCTTCGGCAACAGATCATTGTCGCCAATGTATTTTGCGTTCTCAGGTCTGCCGTTGCGCAACAGATACAAGAACGCATTCACCCGTGCATAAGACCATTGATCCCGTGTCACACCTGGACGATGCGAAGTTGAATACGCCCCAGCACCTCGACGGAACACTGTGCGCAACATACCAACCGTCGCCCGTTTGCCAGCGTTGTCACCGACCTCATCATTGTGTTCTTTGGCTTTGTTTGCCAAACCTGTCTCAATGGCTTCTGATAGTTCAATCGTCTTCCCACTCGCTGGAGCCTTAGCAGACCCAACAGGATTCTTATCTGATCCCGTGATCTGATCTTTCGGTGGGGCAGGAGCATCAGCCCGTTCAGCTTTGATTGCTTCAGCCTTCGACATAAACCAATTCATCGCAGGTTCAGGGTCAAGTGGGTTGATGCCCCACAGATAGAACGCAACAGCACCGGCACCAGGGAACTCTTTATCATCAGGGTCAGAGTTCTTTGGTGCATCCAAGTCCACAAGATGACGCGCACCCCAAGCGTTCGTGCGAATCACCTTGTCTTCTGTGATGTCGCCACGTGCCATCTCCCGTGCTTCACGCACAGTCCGATCCACCAAACCGTCACCAGCCAAACCTTGCCCGTAATAGTCCAAACCTTTGCGTGCAGCTGTACGAATATACACAGGAACATCCAACGAGACTTGACGAATCTCATCGTCCTCTACATCTTCCACTAGATTATCCATGACTTCTTCTTCTTCGTGTTCTTCAGATTCCCAAGCGTTGCAATACCAACCACCATTCACATACGCATCCCACTTCATGCAATACGCTTTCAAATCTCTGCCATCTTCTTGAATCATGTCTTCGTTGTAGTAATGGCAATTCCCACATGCTCGACCTTCAGGAACATCAGAAGCCAACGCAGGACGATAGTTGTCCGGCAACGCACGCTCACCACCAGGTTCCATGTCTTCAGCAATCGACACAGCAACCATCTGATCAATCGCATCCTGCTTCGTGGTGTGGCAACCGATGACTTCACCATCTTCCTTGACGGTTGCCCAACCTGAACAATCAGGTGATTTGTCTGTAATGAAATAAGGCATCAGACCAACAACAATACTTCAGCATCATCATCAAGCGTGGAGAACGTGATCGAACCCAACGCACCCACATTAAACCCACCAAGCCGTGCCACAGCCACAGCCGACACCAACACAGGTCGTCGAGGCTTCGGTACCTCAACAACAATCTGTTCTGGTGGCTCATGCTTTGCGACTGGTGAGGCAGGTTGCTTCCACCAGCGTGACCCAGCAGGAGGAATGTACGGTGGCTCAGGGGCTACTGATTGCGCTGTGGCTGAAGCAACCAGCCCATCCAACGGGGCATTGAGTACAGGGAAGATGATCGCTGACGCTGAAGCCGTCGCAGACAACCCACCCAACGACGCAGACAACACAGGGAACAAGGTTGATCGTGCAATCCCAGACGCATTCAGCCTACCCAAACTTGAAGACAGAACAGGGAATATCTCGGATTGCGCAGTCGCAGACGCAGACAATCCACCAAGCGATGAAGTCAGAACAGGGAACAAAATTGATTGGGCAGACGCTGAAGCACTAAGCCCACCCAAAGACGATGAGCCTGTGGCAACAGTTAGGAACTGACCGCCATCAAGAACAGCTGCGCTATCAAGCGTTGAAGTGTCAAGAATGAACGCTGCACCACCACCAAGACCGAAGCCTGAATTGTCGAGTGTGGTTGAGTCGAGGACGAACCGTTGAACGGCCATCACTAACCTACGATGTGAGCGTCAATGAGACGGTGAGATTGCCTGCACTGATTGTGTAGGTGTCGCCTGCTGTATAGGCACCAGCAACGATTGATCCTGAGAACAAGAAGTTGCCTGCACTGATGTTGTCCCAACAGGTGAAGTGCGTTGCATCTTGGTTGCCTGTGATATTCGTCCAACTAATATCTGCATCAGATGTCAATGCACCAGCAGAAGCAGCACTGAACGACACAGCCTTGCGAGTCGTTTCGGTTGCAGGATGTGCCGTTCCAGCAGTTCCAGGGTCTTGCGTATGCAACTTCACATACGGTTGCGCTACCGAGAACGATGTCGCATTCCCTAACGCATCCATCCAAGCGTTGCCCAAGTATGCGCTGATTCCGTGTGCCATTAGTCTTCAACCCTTTCAGTGATCGTCAAGATGCGTCCATCAGCGTCACGCTCAACGGTGCGAACAGTTGGCTTCGACTGTGGCATGTTGACACGAACGACAGTTTCAGGAACATTGATGATTGGTGCAGGAACATTCACAGCCGGAGGCGTATAGTTCAACACGACTTCAGGCATTGTGATGTCCATGTTCTGCGACTTCACTTCGTACACCGAAGCAGGATCAGCAGGATTGATTGTTGACAACGCTTGCAACTGTGTTGAAGGAACACCAGTGTGCGCAATCTTCGGCAACTCCAACGAAGCCATCACCTCAGCAGGATCAAACCCAGACAGAATCAAACGCTGAGCAATCACCGACTTGCGATCCAACTCAGACAAGTTCGCAGCTGCTATGTCCACGTTTGCGAGCGGCACTCTGTAAACATCGCCACCCTCAGTCGGAGTCATGTCTTCGATGCGATGGATGTCGTTGATTGACAAGAACCCTGATTGCAGACCTGTTGAGAATGCTGCATATCGCGATGCTTGGTCGCCCCGAAGCAGGCCGTCAACATTGAACTTGAGGAATGCTCGACTGTCCAACAACTTCTGGTATCCATCCTCGATCTTGGAAATGTATGGACGCAACGTGTGTTGAACGAAGTGAATGCCGTTCTGTTCTACCGACGCATACGACATCGCTCCAGCTGTAGTCACACCAAGCATTGATGGTGGACACCTGAAGATGCGACCAATCTCTTCAATGGCGAATCGGCGTGATTCTAGGAACTGTGCCGAATCGTTGTCAACAGTTGTCTTCGTGAACTTTGCTCCACCGAACAACACACCTGGACGATGCGACCTGCGCAAACCTCGATGACCTTCTTCAAACGATGACACCAAATCTTTCGCTTGTTCACGGGTCAGGTTGCCTGGAAACTCGATGATGCCGGACGCACTTGAACCTTGACCGAAGAATCGTGCAGCGAACTCTTCCAACGCTTTTGCTAAACCAAGGTTCTCTTTGACCAGATCAATCTTGGAACGTCCACGCAACTCACCAGGCAAACGCAGTTCGGTGATATGAATCATGTCATCAGACTGGATCACATCACGTTGGTCGAAGATGTAGATCGGTCTGCGTGTTACTTGGTCACGACTACATTCAACCTTCTCAGGGTTCAACACCACTAGAGCTGCGATACCTTGGTCATCACGAACGATTCGTGTGAACGAGTTGCCATTCAACAGCAACGACACCAGTACCTGTTGGAAGTGTTCGGTGCGTGTCACACCAGTTTCAGGAATGTCCAACCATTGTGGTCGAGGACGGAACGCTTTGCGTTCTGCACCTACACGAATGTAAGTATCAACAGGCAAAGTTGAAATTGAATCAGAGATGAGACGCACACAGGCGTACACTGCTTCAATCTTCAGAGAATCTATCTGGGTGACTGTGGTTCCAGAGTTCGTTGATGTAGCAAATCCGTCACCTGAAGCAAACAAAGATTGAAATGAGATTGCACGATCCTCGGTGCCTTGGTTCAGAAGTCGTGACAACATTTACTTTTTGACCTTCCTCTGCCCACGCTCAAATGCGAATGCGAACAATAGAACTGTGAAGCCGACGAAGATCAGCCCGATGGGTACCGACACCAAGAATACTCCAAAACCGATGAGTGAAACAGCGAACAGTTCTAGCAGGAAGATTGTCATCTCCCTAGACTACAAAGAAACCAGGTGTGGGTGCGACTTCCTGTTTGGATGTCGCACGATCTGATGCGATGGCTAATGCAATCGCAGCGTCAATCTTGCGCTTCGACTTACCTTTAGACAATCGCCAACCTGACTCAGTTTGTCGTTGCGCAGCCGATAACACTTGATCAGCGAACATCGGATCACCATCATGCGCGATCACCTGATTCACAATGAGTTCGTACAAGTTGCCACATGCAGGAATCATTCGTGCAGCTGACTGAGGGAACTCCACCATCACATGATTCTCCGACAACACTTCTGCCGAACGCTGGAAGAACGCAGGGTCATAGGCATTCTCCACCACGTTGAACTGCCCGTTGATGTCACGAATGTGTTGTTCAACAGCAGACACATCCATCGCATTCGCGTCAGGGTGCCAAATCTTTGCGCGTACCACGACACGACCATCTTGCGGTTGGGCAATGACCACAGCAATCGAGTCGTGTTTCAACGCCATATCGACCCCAACGAACGTCGGTAAATCAGGCTTCAACTGCATATCTGACCGGCACAACTCCCATGCTGATGTTGGAAGCCAACTCTCACCATCTGTGCGAACCCATTGATTTAGACGATAGCGACGATATGCCACCTCGGCGGTCTGATTCATGCTGACTTCCATGTCTTCCATGTCAAGCAAACCTTCAGCCAAGTTCGGATTCGCAGCAGCCCAACCATCACGATCCGAAATCAAACAACCCTCTGGTGCTTCCCACCACCACATACCAAACCGTTCATCAACTTGATCGCCTGAGATGACACGCTTGCCATAGTTGTACAGTCGACCACATAACGTGTCAGGGTCATATCCTGCTGTAGTGATACCGACAAGTTGTGGGTCTTTACGCGCACCCATACCCAAACTCAAGGCATCAAACAATTCTTCGTTGGGCTGAATATGTACCTCGTCCAGAATTACGGTGCTTGGATTTAGGCCTTGTTGAAGTTTTGCGTCAGCAGACAACACACGAAAAATCGCTCCCGTGCTAGGCACCTCAATCACGTCACGAAACACTTTGCAAATACCAGACAACGCAGGAGAATTGTTGATCTGCCATTTAGCCTCATTGAAGACCACACGCGCCTGCATCCTGTCACCAGCAGCTGCATACACCTCGGCACCAGGTTCACCCTCGATCAAACCGTTCAATGCTATGACAGACCCAAGAAGTGACTTGCCATTCTTCCGAGCCAAACCCACAATGGAACGACGATACCGAAGCAACCCATCCTCACGACGCTCATACAAATTGACCAACAACTCCTTCTGCCAATTCGTCAACCTCAACCGCTCCCCAGCCCGAACACCCTTTGACACATGCAGGAATGTCTCAGCAAAATCTATGACTGCCGAACCACTAGACCTCTGATACAACCTCGGTGTTGACCACGTTGGACTTGCGTTGCCTGTACTGATCAAGTTCATTTGCCACCCTTATCTCTTGAAGACCCAGACGCGCTCGATCCGAAGGGGTGAATCCCATCAAACTCATCCAAGCCGTGTTCTGCGCATCCATCTGCTCGATCTGTTTCACAGCAGGATGCGTCACCACCTGACCATTCGGACTGGTATACCAACGACGCTCCACATCCTTGCCCAGCCACAACTCCAGTTCTGCGATCTTGTCGAAGTTCTTGCACAGCCTCGTCATCAAAGGTGTGTCGTGAAGCTCGGACAAATGCCGACGACCTCCAGTCCACAACACCTTCCAGTACGACGTGCCAACCAAGCCGAAGTCGTCCGGCACCGAAGGCACAACGCTCAAGTCCACCAGCGCAAGTGCGCTTGATGACATCGGTTCTGCTGGCAGATTTAGTTTTGATGGGTTGCCGTTCCTTCGATGAGATTCGATTGGTTTTGATGGTCGACCATTCGGTCTGCCAGTGCGAGGTGCTGCCATTCCCCAAGCCTAGGCGGTAGGTGGGTTTCCCGACTGCGCGCGTCATGC